ACAATTATTTTTAGGAAAGTTTATTACAAAAAAAAAGGAGACCTAAAAGATCTCCCTTAATTAGAAAAAAACACTTAACTATTATGATGTAGGAAAAGTACTAATTTGAGTTGTGCTATCCAAAGCTAAAACTACACTAGGTGTAATAAAAGATGGAGGAGCTGTTTCTAATGCTTCAAATGTTAAATTAAATCCATTAAATTCTCCCATTCCACTTCCTACTGAAAAATTTCCAGTATTTAAAGTAGCTCCATTTACTTGCCCAACTAATAAATAATTGTCATCATTATCAACAACCACTATATGAGGTCTGCCAACTGCTAACAATTTGATTTCCTCACTTGTTGCTCTATCATAATATTGAAGTTGAAGTGTAAGACTTTCTGTATAGAAGGTAGTACCATTGTCTGAAGAACTTGTCACAGTAGTATCTAAATTTGATGTTCCTCTTAGATCATATTGGAAGAAACTAGGTGTACCACTAAATGCAGTTATTAATCCTGCTGATTCAGTAATTGTTCCTAGTGTTCCAAAATCTGCAAAGTAAACTGTTTTTAGACCTCCTGCTTTGTTTCTACAAGGTACTATCCTTCCAGTAGTTATATTACAACTCATATTATTTTATTTTTTATAAATATAAGGAGGTTTTTCAACCCCCTATATATTTGGATTATTAACTTACTTACTATGCTTGGTAAAGAACTATCTCAGCTCCTATTCCATACTGGATTCCATATGCAAATCTAGCAACAAATCTTGCATTTCTATCACCTAATGTTTCAGATGTGTCAATTACCCTGATTTCATTTAGATCACTTAATACAGATGTTCCAAAGTATAAGTTTGAAGTCTGTGCTAATGCCATTGTGTTTGTTGACATACCTGATGCCATAAAGATTGGAATACCATCAAAAGTTAATGCTTGGTTATTATACCACATTTGACCTTTGTTTTCATATCCACCTCCAAAACCTAAGGCTAGACCACCTAAAGCTCTTATGTATGCTTTCATTACATCTTTAGAAACATATAATTTAAGATCATCCTTAGCATAAATTGTGTTAGGACATAGATCTAAAGTTGCTCCCATTTTTGCTACAACATTTGCAGGTGTAATTGCTACTGGACTTGGTACATCAATAATATCTGCATCAGCAGCCCATAATGTTTCATATCCATCTATTTCTCCTGCTGTTCCAGTTGTGCCAGTCCATATATTTGTTTCCACACTTGCAGCAATTTGGTCTGCAAAGTTTGCAATTATAAAGTCTGAAAAAGAAGAAGGCATATTAGTAAATGCACTTACTCCTAATTCTGCTGATTCCCATGAATCTACAAATTGTTTAGTACAAAAAGTAGTATTTACCTGAAATTCCTCAGTTTGTAATACTCTTTCTGTGATTGCTACAGTTCCTTGATCATCAAAATCACATGTTGAGTTCTTGATAAGACCTGATGCAGCTACCTTTTGTATTACACTCTTGTGTCTTACATTAGGCATAACAGTTACACCACCATTCTCTAGTGTTGTTCCTGAAAGTAATGCAGCAGCTATGTACAGTTTTGCACTCTCCCCTGCATATGTAGTTGTTATTGTTGGTTTTGCCATTTTAAAATTTTTTTTTTATTATTTTTATTTACTTAATTTTTTGATAATTCTATCAAGACTTGTTTCAACTCTATTTGATGAAATTTGAAATGCCATCTCTTTAGATTTTGATTCAGGACTATGTGTTATTGGCTGTGCTGCAGGTTCTGCTGATAACTCAGTTTCTAACTTTTTAATCTGATCTTTTTGTGATCCTAAAACTTCTGATAGATTTGTTTTCATTTCCTCTACCATTGATTTTAATTGATTAAATTCTTCTTTTGTTGGATAATCTGTAGCTAAATCTTCAGCCTTAACATCTTCTTTAGATGCCTCAATCACTTCTTCTTCTACTTCTGTAGTTGAAATAATGCTATCAATTAGACCTTCTTCTTTAACTACTACTGATCTTCCATCTTCCAAAGTATATTCACCTATTGGCATTGGAACTCTATCATCTTCTGTGATAATAAAGACCTCTCTACCACTTTCAAATGATTCTGCCTCTATAACAGTTCCATTCTCTAGGTTTAATGTATCAAGTTTGACTTCTTCAGCCTTAACTTCTACCTCTTTAACTTCTTTTGACAACTCCATGCCTAAAATGTTTTTGATTTTACTTATTGTATCAGTTGCTTTCATGACTATATAATTATATTGAATTAAAAATTTATATTTTTGGTTTAAGTTTCTGTTCTACCAACACCTTGTCCCCATATTGATCCATCACAACATTCAGCCCTATATGTATTGTCATCACATAGACAACCTTTTGTAGATCTTTTTGGACTTGTGTATGATGGTGTTGGATTTTTTCTTTTATTTTTACTCATCTTCCTTGATTATTGTAAGGTTTAATGTAATTATCTGATCCTTTATTTTTTGATGTTTTAGATTTAGCATGTACACCTTTTCTTCTAACCTTTTTTCTTTCTAAAGTTGTAGAACTAATAAACTTACTTCTTGCCATTCTTTTCTATAAATAAATCTTTAATATCATTTATTTGTTTCTTTGCTAATTTTTCTGAAACTCCTTCTTTAGGTCTTTCACTTTTATCTGCAAAATAGCCTTCTATTGAGAAACCTTTAACAACCCCCTCTTTTACATAGCTTTGCCATACTTCTTCTGAATCTACTCTAATAGATCCCATCCATGTGCCTACTGGTACTTGTTTAGTGTTCTCATACAGCCTACTCTTATCATAGACCTCATCATTTACTATCCAACTCTCAACAAGTGTTAAACCTTTTAAACTGTATTGATGTTCTAGAGATGCATTGTGTTGATTGCCTTGTTTTAAATACATCTGTGATGCTTTCTCAACAGTATCATTTGAAAAGAATATATAATAATCATCCTCACCATTGTTTCTTAAAATTGGTTTGTTAGGAATTAATATAGCACCTAATAGTATTCTTTTATCTTTATTTACTTCTGCTAGTTTAATTTCTTGATCTTTTAATGCAACAAAATTACTTTGTATTGCAGGATTCTCTACAATGGAAATTGCATCAACTCCATTGAACTCTAATTCCTCATCTAATATTAATTCTATTATCTTCATATCTATATAATATATTTGTTTATGTTTTTATTAAATTCCCCCTGCCATGCCTGAACCTCCTAATGCTGCTGTTCTTATTCTATTTCTTTCTAACTCTTGTGCTGATGTAACTTCTTCAGCTACTACATAAGCTCTAACTGGTTCTTTTTGTTGTCCTCCTATAGCTGATGCTAATTGATTCATTGGTGATGCACCTACTACATTAAAATCAGGAGCAGCTAATTGAGGTACTGGAGCTTGTTGTCCTCCACCACCTGCTGTAATACCACCAACACTTAGAACTGGGATTTGTGTTTGTTGTATAGCTTTTACTTGTGCAAACCCAGTAGCTAATACAGTTGCAACTCCTGCTATTTTACCTATTAATGTAGTTTCAGTTTCTAATACATCTGCTGCACCTGCATATGTAGATATGATTGCATTTGCTATACTTAATGCTTTTGCTGCATTTGAACCCTCAGTAGCAAACCCTAAAGCTAAAGCTGTAAATTTTAAAACAGTATCTGATTTAAACTTTTCTCCAGTTTCAGTTATATCTCCAGTATCATCTTCACTCTTTTTAGTTATAGCTGCTATAGCTTCTGCTTTAGCTTCTTCTAAACCTTCAACATCACCATTATATTTTTTGGCTTGTGCAATTAAAGCATCATATCTTTCCTGAGCTTTAGTAACTAATAATGTTGTTTTTTCTTCTTCACTTACAGCTAATGCCTCTCTTTGTGCTAATGTAAATGCAGCTTCATCTTCTAACTCTTTTTGTTTATCTGCTTCTGCAGTAGCTTTGTCAGCATCCTTCTTAGCTTGTTCTTCAGCTCTTAATGCTATAGATTGACTGGTTACTTCTTTTTGTTTTGTAAGTTTTGCAGTTTCAAGTCTAATCAGTTCAGATTGTAGTTGTGCCTCTGCCTCTAAATCTTCTTTTTTACTTGCACCAAAACTGTTCTGTAATTTAAGATTGTCTAATCTAGTTTGTGCTAATTTTATTTCTTTGTTTGTTATTTCTTCTTCTAAAGCACCTGCTTGTTCTAAAAATCCAATTCTTTGCTCTGTATCAAATTGTGTTTTATCAACTGCTTTTTCTAACAATTCTGCTCTATCTCTATCAGCTTTAGCTCTATCTACTATTAATTTTCTTTCATCTTTATCTGCTGCTGCTCTTAGATCTGATAACAACTCTGCTTGTTTAATTTCTTTTGCAGTTTCTTTACCAAAATCTTTAATCCCTTCAACTGTATCACTTACACTTTCTTTAAGATTGTCAAACTCTAAAGCTGCTGCACCTATTTGTCCAGTAAAAATTTTACCTAATATTTTACCTGCACTTATTATTGACTTTCCTAAGTTCTCTAATATGTCAAGAGAATTTCCTACAATAACATTAAAACTTAACATTAACTTATTGAATCTATCTTGACCTTCTTCTGAGTTTGTGAATGCTGCTGTTACAGATCCTAAAACAACAGCAAAAGCTCCAATACCACTTGCTATCAAAGCACCTTTTAAGGTTCTTAGGCTAAGGATTGCTGTCTTTATACCTTTTACTACACCCTTAAAACTTGAAACTAGCCCACCAGTTATGGCATCACCAGTTTCACCAACTGCATCCATATCAGTTGCAGTATCTTTTAGTTTATCATTAGTTTCTTGGATCTCTTTGTTAGCTTCTTTGTTATCAACTTCAAAAAGTAACTGTATTTTTTTTATAACACTCATTTGTTTTTATTTATTTCCCAGTTAGCCATCCTTTTAGCAATCTTTAAACCCTTCTTCCAGTTGTCAGGTAGATATTTAGATCCTTGTGCAAACTTTATATTCTCAGTTTCACCATTTACTACCTGTAATAAGTCTATAATGTTCTTTAACATGCTATCTATATAATACTTAATTGTTTGCTTTTTAATTTTTTTTCATATTCTTTTTGATCACCTGCTCCATCCCATTGATTCTCTCTCCACCATGATGTTATTATGTATTTAGTTCCATATGTTACTTCTGTTCCTCCATGTGTCATGTATTCATTGATATGTCCATGTTGTAAATTGTTCCATACTACTGCTTTTCCTTGTTCAGGTTTAATTTCCTTTTTTAAATGTGGAAAATTAGTAGAACCACCCTCAAAATTGTGATTTAAATACAACATAAAAGTATATGTTCTATTGCCTGATGATAAACAATTTCTTTGATAGCTATCTCCTTTGAAATAATCTTGGTGATCTCTAAAATATTGCCCTGCTTCATACCTTTGTCCTTGTAATGATTCACCTTTTTTAATATTTAAACCTAAATACTTAGCAATTCTTTTGTGTAATGATTCTACAGTTGGATCATTAGCAACTAAGTTAGCTGTATATGATGTTCTTGATAGATTGTATTCATTCATTTTCTCACCTGCTCCTACAACCATAGACTTAGCTGCATATTTATCTATCATCCTTATTAAATATTCAGATTCATTATTACTAAGGAAGTTTTTTATCTCTTTCATTATTGACAATTTAAACTAAATGGCCCAGTTAAAGTTTGTGCTGATGCATTCCAAAAATAATAAACTCCACCTGCTGAACTTGAGTAATATTGGTCTGCTGTTTTTAAAGTTAAACAATCAGTATCATCATAGACTGCTGAAGAAGATGCTAAAGTACTAGCATTTAAATTAACTGATCTAGTGTTTACTTCAGTACACAAATTTGCTGCTATTGATGCTTTGTATAAATTAACTTGGAAACAACTTGGAGCAGGAGGTGGTGGAGGTGGAGGTGGTATTGGCACATTTGATTGACAATCTAAACAGTTTGCACCTGCTGTTGATTCAGTAGCATAAAAATTAAAATTACTATTATTCAACTCTATTGGATTTACTCCTTGATTATTATCTAACCATCTGTAACATTCAAATTGACCTACCTCTGAAACAACCCACCATGTTGAAATTATTTGTGAACTATAAACTGATATAGTTGCTCCAGTAGGATCATCACAACTTATAAATGTTGCATAGTTTGTTGATCCTGAAGGTGGTACAGGTGGAGTTATTGGTGTAAGACAGTTGTTTCCTCCATCAGATGTAATTGCTCCAATCTGAGATCCATTAGCTAATATATCTGTTCCTACAACTTGATACCTATCTCCTCCTTGAATTGTAACTGTGTCATTTACATTTAAACTCAAATCTGCTGCTCTTTGTAGTGATAAATAACCAGTTGATGCATCAGCACATCTTGATAATGCATAGAATTGTGTGTTTGATGCAATAGTAGGACAACCAGTCTGACCAGTATCTGTTACAGTTCCAATATCTGCTAATCCTCCTCCAACAGTTCCAGTAACTGTATAAGGCATTCCATCAGGAGCTTGTACTCTATCTCCATTACTTAGTGTTATATCAGAAGTAAATTGTCCAGTTCTGTAACCAGTTTGATTTGTGTAACATTGTGTCAAAGTATAATATTCAGGACATTGTGTTGCTGCTGATGTTGAAATATTAACTCCACTTCCACTTGTAGTTGTGCCTAAAACTTTATATAAAACACTAGGTGTTCCAGTTTCTTGCACCATATCATTTATGTTATAACTTGCCTCTAATGTTGTTTGTGTTGATATAAATCCAGTATTACCAGTTGAACACTTTTGTAAAGCATAGTATAAAGTTTGAGTACATGGAGTTGCAGGACATCCTAATTGGTTCTCACTACTTACTGCCCCTAACTGTCTGTCTGTTGCAAAAGTTGTAGGATCTGTTGTTGTACCATTTACTGTGTAACATTGCCCATTCTGATCTGTAACTAAAGATGCATTTGCAGGTGTTGCATTTTGAGTTAAACTAATATCATCAGTTGTTGTTGTTGTGACATATGCATAAGCTGTATCACAATGTTGTAAAGTATAATACTGTATTGCAGGAGGTGGTGGTGTTCCTCCACAAGTACAAGAACTTAAACTGTCAAGATTTATTGTTGCAGTTGTGTTAGCAGTTGTTGCTACATGATAACATGTAGAGCTGTATGTTAATTCAGTTCCACTTAAATTAGAACAATTACTGTAACCATAATGAACTATTGTTGACTGATTAGTACAATCATTTAAAGTATAATAATAAGTAGCACATGATGCATTTGGTAAACTGTCTATATCAATAGTCCCACTATTTGATGTTGGTGATATTACATAAGTCTGATTATTGTATAGCCTAGATCCTGATAAAGAACTGTTAGAACTAAAACCTATATAAGATGTTCCACTACAACATGGATTTAATTGATAGTAGTTAGTTGTTGAATTTCCTGAACATGTTAACTGAACTGGACTAGGTGTTGATGCTATTGTAATAGATGGTACTGTTGATTGTGCTGTTCCATTTTCTATTACATACTTAACAGCAGGTGCTGCTCCATCAAAAACTTGCTGTGTATTAATATATGTTGGGCTACCTACTGCTGATGCTGTTCTTAAATTTGTTTGTCCATCTGAACATCTTCTCAAGCCATAATAGTTTGTGGTTGGAGGTGTAGCTCCTGATGGGCATCCATTTAATCCAGTTGATGATACAATTTTGATTGTGTGTGTATTAGGAACATTGTTACCAGTTACTTTAAATGTGTTTCCTGATGTATCAACAACTCTAGTATTATTAGATAAGTTTAAATCAGCTATAGTAAGTGATGATTCAAATGTTGCATTAGGACTATCACATTGGTATAATGTTAATACATTAGTTGATGGTGATGTTGAAGGAGGCTGACCTTCTTCTCCTCCTGCATCAGGCTGAGTTGCTAAAGTGTCATTTACTGTCTCATTTAATAGTTCTAATTGACTAGATCCTGATAAAAGATTTGTAGTTATGCTGTTTATTCTGTATCTGTCATTATTAATTACAACAATATCTGCTAGTGTATAGTTAATAACAAACTTCTTAGGTAGTCTAGCTGTTATTTTAGATAGTCTTTTAGCTTGATTAAACACTCCTGCTATATAAAATCTGTAGTATTTTTCAAATAATGATTCTGTAAAGTTGTTTCCAGTTGTCCATTCATTGATTTCTAATCCAAAATTGATAGTTTCTGCATTAGTTGCAGCATCAAAACTCACAGAATTAGATGGAATCCATATGTCATTAATAGGTACTATGCCTCCAGTACTGTTTTTAGTCTGCAAAAATCTAATAGGTTCAGATGTTGGTAATGAAACATACTTACCTATAAATAAAACAGCATCTTCAAAATATGGTTCACTACTTTCATCTGCCATCCATCCCCATTGTATATCTGTTTGTGAATTAGAACCTCCATTTGGATCAGATAGTCTTTCATATTTTAAATGTGCAAAAGGTGCTTCAACTTTATATGATTCACTATTACTGTCTAACCCCCCAGTTTCAACATAACTTAAACCTCCCCAACTTGTTGAACTTAATTGGTCATGTTGATCTCCTAATATTGCTCCAGTATCTTTATATTTAAACTCTATTTCTTCATATGGTAGAGCTTTGTCTATTGTCATAGATTGAGGATCTACATATTCAGTTATATCTCTAACCACTCCTGCTTGATAATAACTCTCTAATGTTTGAACATGAATAATACCATCAATCTCATAAGCTGTTAAGTTGAACATTTTAAAAAGTCCAGTTAAAAAATCTATAACATTTATATTAGGTAAGTTTTGACTTATGATAAACTGCTTAGTTAATGTTATTGATATTGCTGCAGATGTTTGAGATGTTAAGATGTTTCCACTAGGATCAGTTCCTTCAAATGTTACACTTGTTATGTCAAATGCTGTTTCTGTTTCTATTGTTACAGTATATCCTTGTGTTGAGTTTGTTAGTATTTGAGAAAATTGAACTATAGTTCCAGTTGATGTTAAAAATTCTCTTTCAAACAAAGTGTCATTTCCTTCTTTAATTTTAACAGTAAATGTTGGATGTGCTTGTTGTGTGTTAATTGTCCATTGACCTAATACTGATCCATCTCTTAACAAACCATAAACTATAACTCTTGAATCATTTGTAACTATGTGATTACTTGATGCAGTTGCAAGTCCAGTTATAAGTCTTTCTGCTATTCCTAAATCTTCAAATACTCTACCTTCTTTATTTTGACAAAGCATATATAGGTTTTGGTAAGCCTCTGATCCATTTGTTAAATCAAAAAAGTCATCACTAAAGTTTATTGATTCATACTGATCTTCAATAGCCTTAACAATTAGATGAGCTTTAATGGAATAAGTTAAATCTTCAAAGTAAACACCATGAACATCATTAGCTCCTAAACTTGATGGATTAGTTGGATATAAATTTCCACCATTAGCTATATTTACTTCTTCATCTGAATTTAAATATGGAAAGTTTGTAACTGGAGAACTATCATACCAAAGTCTAACTGTGTTAGATATTAATGGGACTATTACTGCTGCTGTATATTCTGTTCCACCTGCTGTGTGTTTATAACCTTCAGGATCTGTTAAAATTGATTGAATAGTAGCAGCATCATAATCTAAATTAAAATTGTTTAGCCATGTTAATCCAGTAATTTTATCATCTTTTAAAGTGTCTTTTAGGTTTACTGTGTTTCCAAAGAAGGTTACTCTATATGATTCAGGTTTACCTTTAACTAAGTTTACACCTTCTAGTCTGATCTTACCATTTCTAAATGGAATTGAATTAAGCTCTATCTTAGCACTTATCTTTTTTCTAGCATCAAAAGTATAACCTTGAACTAAATTGAATCTGTAGTAGTGTTTAAATATCTTATTATTAACATCAGATGCAGGTAAAGTAAAAGGTTTTGTAAAATCTGTAAAGACTTTAGAAATATCTCTAATGTTTTGAATTGTCTGAGTTAAACTAACACTCTCATCATCAAAAAGCTCTACTCTTTGATCTTGTATATATAATTGAAATTTGCTCATTATCTAACACTATTTATCACATCATATGCAAACCCTACATTTATTGAGTAGTTTACAAGTTTATCATTTACTTTTGTTTTCTTAGTTAATGAATTTGTTATAACATTAACTGGATATATTGTTGTCCCAATCTCAGCCCATACTTGTTCTGATAGCATTAATTGCTTAATTGTTTCAAATTGTCCTTGATCTACATAACCAGTATTTAATGTTATTTGTTCTGATCCTTGTTTATTGTAAACATATTTCTGATGATTAGTATTTGAATATGTGTTTGCACTCATTAACATTGAATCATAATTCTCTTGTGTAACATTTAAACTTAGTATATTCTTTTTGTTAAAATAGAACATTTGTAATCCTCCAAATTTATTAACAAAAACAACTTTAATATATTGATAAACTGGTTCACATATTCTTACAATATTAACCTGGATTCCTCCAATAGTTTTTACAGTATCTGATGGAGCTACAGTAACATATTCAACTGCAGCAGCAGGAACTGGATTAGCTGTATCTATCATTTTAGGAATGTATGCATTTCCAGTTTCAGGTAAATACATTATAGTTGCTGTTTGTAATAATTGACCATAATTTAATTCATGGTTTACTCCTTCTAAAAATTCTGAGTAAGCATCAAATCCATACATTGTATGATTTACTGTTTGTCCTGATATTGGAGTATCTGTTGATCCTGCTTGAGCATTTGTAGCTCTTGTTGCTTTTGTGTTTAAATAAAACTCAATTTTAATACTTGCACTTACTACAAAGCTGTCATTAGTTGTTGATGAATATGGAAATACACCATCCCATGTAGGATTAAGATAATCTCTAATCAACTCAGAAACCTCAAAAGATATTGAATCTGATGTAGTGTTTTTTGATATTACATAAACATCAACACTATTAATTGTAATAGTTAAGTCAGCACTTCCTGATGTAACTGTAGATGTTTGATTTATAAAGAAAGGAGTTCTAAGTCTTGATAAGTAATTTGCCATATTATTTGTTTGTTGTATAGTCTAAAAATGATTCTACATCTAGAGCATATTTGTCTATTAGTTCTTGAGGTAGTTTTTTATAAGCTGATTCAAATGCATCACTAAACCAATATGATGGCTTTTTACCATACATAAAAATAGATCTAGCTATTAGAAAAGCTAAACTCTGCTGTCCACCTTTCATAAACTTTCCAGTTTCTTTATTTCTTAATCTTAACCTTTTCTTATTAGTCCATTTTAATATTGATGCTATAGGAGGCATCTTAGTCTTATAGCTAAATGTTTTCAATCCATACTTTCTTTGTCCATATTTTTTTTTCTTTCCATCAACCCCTGCATCTAAGTAAGCTCCATAATCAGCAAACATAAACTCTAATTGAAATGAATTACTAGATACCTTTAACTTATCATCTACTGACCTGTCTAATTGTCCTGATGCTACTAAAGGATATGACTTTCCATTTCTTCTAATCCTTTTCTTTTTTAGATTCTTTCTTGCAGCAATAACTACATTCTTTCCAAAATCTTGTAGTGCTGTCTTTGTTTTATTAAAGTCCATTAACAAGCATTTATATCATTTAATATTTGTACTGTAAAAGTAGTTGCCCATCCTGCTAAGATGTTTTCAAATCTATCAAAGAAAGGTTCACATGTAGGATCTCCTACTAATTCATAACCAGTTTGTGATAATGTTCCTATTCTAAGTCTGCTAACCATTCTATTAGAAACTGATAGCTGTGTGTTTAATATATCTTGGATGTTTGTGTTGCCAGTAAATATATCCTCATCATATTGATTGTTTGTATCAACCTGCTCCATTGTAAGAACTGTAAAACTAAACTGTAATGTCTTTTCTGCATTTGTAGCTCCTTCAATAATGATATGAGCTAATGGGAATATGGTTTGTTTCTGTAGATCAATATCTGTTATATCTCCAAATGTACAAGTCTTAATACTTGGATTGGACAACAGCTCATCTTTGATTGTTGTTAATACTAAGTAAAATCCTCTTATTCCTTTATCACTTGTTGCCATAACTTTTCTTTAATTTTTGATTTTCTAATATTGATTTTTCTGTAACATATTCTAAATACATTAGGATTTTATGTGCAGTTTGGTTTGAGATATATTCAAACTTTTCAATGTTTCCTTGAGCTGCTGTGTGAAATGATGAATACCAATTCCATTTTGCATTAAACCCTCCTTGACTTGTATATGATCCTTCAGAATTCCCTTGTCCAAATAGTCCATCATAACTTGAGATAACTCTTTCCCTAAATTCAGCAAAAAAAAAACAGCACCTAATGCAATAGATAAAGGCATTTCTTTTAGATGCTCATTCATACTGCCATCATATTCCTTTATGTTATATCTTCCTCTGACATTTATATCTACTGGTCTAAATAGAACAGACATAGCCTTATCCATTTGTTGCCAATCTCCTAAGTAAGTATCTAGATCTACAAATTCTCCAAATGTAATCTCATCTAAGTTTGGAATAAACCCATATTGAACTTTATCAAGAGTAAACATTTTAGTGAACTTACTATCCTCATCAAACATGTTGCTTAATGTTAGTGTTATCTCTTGAACATCTTTCCATCTCATCTTAGTAACATATTTAAGCTCTATATTACAAAAGATTTCTATCATTTTCTGTGCTATAAACATCTCATCATTATCTCCTTCTTGTATCTCTAGATATTTCTGATACTGTCCTAGAGTTATTTCAGATAAGTTCTCAGGCACTTTTACCTCTATTTCCATACCTATATAATACAATATCATAAAAGTTTTTAAAAAAAGTTTTCAAGAAGTTTGGTAGTTATATAATAATGTATTATATTTACAGTATGAAAAAAACACAAACTTCAAAAACAGAAGATGTAGAGGTAGTACTCTATACATACACAGACTGGGAAGGTAACAAACAAACTAAAAGATGTTTCCCTTACTCAGAGTTAGATAATCTAATAAAAAGAACTAATGGTAAAAGTGATTGGGATATTGACTATAAAAAGTATTTCAATTCAACAAAAGAATTAGAATCTAACTATGGTATTTCTATAGTTGGAATACCACAGTTTAAATCTAACAGAAAGCTAATTCAATCAGGAATTGGTATATATATTAGTAAAGGATTTCAACATTCTGATCATGAATTTTCAGATGTCATTGACCTTAATCATGGATTTAGAAATTGGGATGGCTTAATATGTTTGTTAGGAAGGATGCATGATTTAGAAGATCCTAGCAATTCAGATGCACCATATTCAATGAAAGATCTTATGGAGGGAGAAATTGCTGATGATATGATAATGTTAAATTGTGAATACTTAAACTATTAATATGAAAGACTTAAAAGAATTACAAGACTATTTTAAACTACCAATTTGGTTAATAACAGTATTACTTTGGATCATGGCAATGGGATTAGTCATCCTTATGTCTTTAGTAGATTCAATGTAGTGTTTTTTTTTCATATCAATTTAGTTTAATGACAGGAGAGGAGGTCTTAGGATCTCCCTCCTTTTTTTATTTGATAGCATACCTCCCATAATTAGGATAGGATAGTTTATGAACTACAGAATATCTTAAGCTATCACAGAAGTGATTAAACTTATCAACTGGTTTGTTTGTTGGATCTCCATTTCTATCCTCTATGTATTTATAGCTTTCTAATTCTTTCAATGCATTAGTACTGTCCTTTGTGATATACAGCTTGTATCTTCTGATCAGGTCTATTCCATAATTGATCTCATATTTCTTCTTCCCTTTTATGTTCCATCCCATTCTATGAATCTCCTCTATTGATTTTGGTTCTGAACTATCTGCAAAGATCTCATCCCTTCTATCTAAACCTAGTTTAACAAACTCATAAGCTAGATCTTGATTAGTTAATCCTTTCTTATACAAAAGCTCTTTAGAATACATGTTATCACCTTCTATGTAAGTAGCACACATTGAACTAGGATCACTAGCAAATCCAAAGTCTAATCCATAGGAAAGTAGTTTAGCTGTTTCAGGAATCTCATTACATGTATGAAACTTGAATACCAATGATCTGCTTTGTCCTCTTTGTCCTAATCCATATACTAACCAGTAATCATGATCTGTATCTTTTAGTCTTTTAATCTCAGTCTTTAAATTTTCTGATAAGAATGGATTGTCCATAAATGTGGAGATGTGTAATGTGCAATCTGATCTCTCTAATACTTTGTCATATATCCAATGGAACTGATCATGAGGATTGTAATCTAATATGATTCTTCCATCTGTTCTAAATAGTAATTGATTCCATGCTTCATAATCTATCTCATTAGCTTCATTAATAAAGAGGAGATCTCTCTTTCTACCTCTAACCCTAGATCCCATATCTAAGCTGAAGAACTCTATTAGGTTACCATTTAACCAATACTCATTAGATGTTTTGTTGTGATAGATCTCAGAATACAAATCATTGTTTCTAAGTATCTCTAAAAAATCCCTGATAGTTGAGGATTTTAAACTGGGCATTGTCTTTCTACAGCAGCTTATAACTTTTCCAGTATTCTTATTACAATAGGAGAAGATAATCCATAATAAAGTATTGTAAGTTTTACCTGATCTAGAACCTCCTTGTAAGCATGTTATTTTTGATGTATTCTTTTCTAGTAATTCAAAGACAACATTAGTCTGTATCTGTTTCATTCTTCAGGATCTTAACTTCAAATAGCTTATCACCTACTGTATCAAGTTCTTGTCTTTCTATATAGCCTCTGCTTTTGCCCTTAGTTTTTAAGTAGAAAAGAATCTCTGCAGTCTTACCATCTTTTATGTTAGACAATAACTGATGTTCTGCAAAGTCCAATAGACCTTCTCTTACTTCCTCAACCTTTCCTGAGAACTCTTTATCTTTCATCCAATCATAGTATGTCTGTCTGCTGATCTGAGCAGCTTCACATGCCTTACTTACATTCCCTAATTTGGATGCAAACACCTCTAAGAATTTCCCTTTATCTTTTGCCATTTCCTTTTTTGTCTTTTTTATGTCAAGTTTGTAAACTTTCCTGATTTACTTCTTTGCTCATTTGTATAATAGCCTCCTCATACATTTCTTTAACAGTTGTTGATAACTTTAAAAGTTGATCCTCTGATAAATACTTTAGTTTAGGCTTAATAAAATCTATTCTACCTGCTGCTACATCTTCTTCTAAATCAATTACAATAGCATGATACCATTCCTCTAAGTTTTTGTTGTATGTCTTATAAACTTCAAATGATTTAAGGCTATGGATAATACTTGCATGAGTTATATAATATTCATACTCATATCCAATCTCCATTATTTCTCTTAGGCTAAACCTATAAAAGTTTCTTAATACTGTATAGAATAGAGATCTTATTTCTACTGTTTCCCTTCTTCTAGTGTTTTCAAATATACTTAATTGTGATAGAGCCTCTATTTCATCTATCAGATTTCTGATCCTACTTTTTGTTCTTATCATCTTTTTCTAATTTAGTTTGTAATGCTGCTAAAGCTCTCCATGCCACTTTTGCCAAATGTGATATTCCATCATCATCATCTTCCTTTGCTTGTAGTAGATGTCTAGTTAAAGCATCTAGGTGATCCATACTCTTACTCTTATCCCAATGTAATGGTTTGCCTTTGTGATGTTGGTCATTTCCAATCTTACTCACTCTTGATACTTCCATTAAAGCATCAGGAAAGTAATTTATAACTCCAGTCCAAACTGGATAATCTTTTCTACTCATA